GTTTCATGGTGAGCAAATATGTATTTGTTTGCTGCGTATTCTTCAATAAAGTGTGTTGCGTTTTCCAACGCCTCAAGCGCCAGCGTCAGTGCTTCTTTGTGTGTTGTCATGGCTGTTCCTTGATTTGTTTTGCGTCAGATTCAATCCGTGAAATCATTAGAATCCACTCCTCGGCTTGATAAACGGCTTTCTCAAGAGCGTCATGGGCAAGCCTTTTGCAGCACCGTTTTGAGAACCTCATTGGGTCTTCGTTGGTAATTTCAATCCTTGCCAAGTCAGCGCAAACAATGCTGATTCGTTCATAGACGTTATTCATAGCGGAGCCTCTGGCAGTTGTGCGCGTTGTTGTTGCGCGTATTCTTTGATTTGCTTGGCAGTCCAAGGCACTACGCCTGTTGCGGGAGGGAAAGGCCAGTTTTTCATGCGTTACCCGTCCCTTTGCATTTGCGGCAGCTCGACCCGTTGTACATGCCTTCGCCTGAACCGCTGCATGCGTCGCAATAGTCAAGCGCATCGTCCTCGTGTTCGTTTTCCTCGTCTTCATCGACATGTTCTTCGGATGCGTCGTCCGCATCGACATGACCGAGTTGGCGCTGTGTTGTTCCAAAGATGCGATCAAACGCTTCTGAGAACGCTTGGTGATTTGTTGGCCGCTGTGCGCTGCCTTTTCCTGCTTCGTGTGCCATTTTTTAGTCCAAAAGATGCGCAGCGCTTAAAATTAAAGCGATGCAGATTGCGATGAGTACGTTTATGAGAATCTGTTTCATGGTGTCTCCTAGATATCCATGACTTCAACATCGTGAGGCTGCTTTCTGCCGATAAGAATTTCACGGATGCGTTTTTCTGTGTTGCGGTGCACCTGGATTAGCGTGCGCTCGGACACTTGCTCAATGACGCTTGCATAGTCCTCTAGGACGGCCCGCACGGCCTGCATGCCTTGCGCGTCTAGCCTGATGACACCGTTCTTCATGTGGCGCTTTCCTGCCATCGCCAAGGCAGTCACGGCGTCGTTTATGAGGCCGTTCGCGTCTTCGACGATCTGCATATTCACCATCGTCTCCATGAGGTTCACGGCATCGCTACAAACGCGCCAGTCTTCGGTTGAAGGCGCTGGCGCTGTTTCGATTGATGCCAAGCCGTCCCACATCCTTGTGAGCTGGTGACGGCGCTTTGATGCGTCCATCGGTTTATCCGGTGACGCCATCATCACATCCATCATGGTGTACCGAATGGGGTGATGCTTTTTGCGTTTCATACGGCCTCGCCAGAGACTGGTTTAATCCACTGCTTGACCCACGCTTCAACGTCAATGCGGCGGTAGCGGACGGGGCTTTTGCTTGATGGGCCGAGCTTGATGTGTTTTGGCCCGTAATTTTTTTGACGCCAGTTGTCCAGCGTGCCAACGGTCACTTTGAGCGCGTCGGCAACTTGGTCTGGCGTTAGGAGTTCGTATTGGTTCATGGTTTTATGAGGGGCCGAAGCCCCTGTTGTTAGATGGGTGAATCGTCCGCGTTGCCTACGGTTTCAGGCGCTGGCTCGCGGTGAGGTACATCAATCACGCCATCATCGTCTGGCTTCGGCGCTTGCTCGGCAACCTTGTTCAAACGGCTCGCGCGTTTTGGCGCTGGTGGCGCTTCTTCTGGCATTGGCTGGATCTCGGCTGGCGGCATGAAAAGTTCGTCGTCGTCCTTCAAGACGCCTTCAATGTCTGTGCTCAGTGGCAAGCGCTTGCTGTGGCGGCGAATAACTGTTTTCTTGGCCATCTCGGCGAAGTCGCTAACCCAAGGGCCTGACTTGCCGCTTCGGCTGCGTGCGCGGATTGCGTTGACGTCCTCGACGCTCATCACCTCGCGGGACTTCTCACCATCCTTCATGGTGACAATCGAGTACACCGCGATCAGATCACCTCGGTTTGAGAGCGCTGGCTTGTGAGCGATGTGTTCTTCGTCGCCAAGGCTGAAATCGAAGTTGTCGTTCTTGTAAACAGCCTGCACGCTCCAGGTGCTGATTTCGCCTGAGTTGCGCACCAACTTCATGATGCCTGCGACCATTGGCATCCACTGCGCGTTATTTCCAAACGTGACGATTGCGCCTTCGCGACCGTCTGGCAGCAGGCCCATCTGCGCGGCGCGTGTGGCAGCCGCAAACAGCGTGCGGCGGTCGGCGTCCAGCAGGGCTGGATTCATCTGAACGGCTGTCAGCGTCACGCGCACAAACTTCTCGGTGCTGACGTGGGCGGGCAGGGCTGCTTTGAATTGAGGGGCCATCTTCTCGATGGCGTGTCGCACTTCCTGCACGACGAGCTGGTTGTTGCTCATGGGTTTCTCCTATTTAAATCTGGTGGGTGCCTTCGACGCCGCGGCGCATGCGTTCGATGGTTCGTTGTTGCAGCCAATGCTGGGCTTCTTCGATGTGCGTCAGTGCGCAGGCGTTGGCTTTGCATGCAAACTGTCCAGCCTGAAATCCACGCAAGCGGTCAGCCACAATGGCAAGCAGTACCTCTTGTGTCAGTCCGTTGACACCGTTTTCAGGAATGGGGCCGTTCTGGAAATAAATAACTGTCTCTGTCGCGGCGTCTTGCAAAAAGCAGTTGCCAGCGCTCTTGTTGGTGGACAAATCAAATCCTGACACCTTGTACGCATGGTTCGCGCCACCTGCACCTAGCTCATCAAGCACAGTGATGGTCAGGGTGTCGTTGGCTGGGTTGACCTTGTGGTCTTCAATTACTCTCATCGCTCTCTCCTAAAAAACACCGGTATCCGACCGGCTGCGGTTATTTCGCTTTTCGTTGCGTAATGCGCAACATTCTATACCCTTTCCTGCCACCATAAGTCATCCCGACCATTTCAGTCGTGATTAAAGTCGGTGGCGTCTCGGCCTGAATGCCTGCGCTTATGGTGAATCCGTCCAGCAGCACCTTCTCGGCGTCTCCGATGTGCTCAAGCAGCTTGGCTTTGCACACCTGCTTGTCTTCTTCCCAGTTGCCGGCTTGTGCGGCGGCGTTCTTGTAGTCGGCAACTAAGCGGGCCAGCTCCTCATCCGCGCCAGCGTCTAACACCTTGCCTGGCTGCGCGTATTGGTTCAGCCTAATGACCGTTTCAGCGTCCGCAGGCATCACTGGCGATGGTTCATTGCCTTCTTCAATTGAGCGCCAGAAATCGGCCACCTTGGCCCGTATTGCGGCGATTACTGGCTCGTCGCGCTCGCGCTCAATCACAACGCCTCGGTTGCCTGCGATGAACGCGCCAATAAACGACCGCTTGAAGCCGGACACCGCCATTTGGTGCTGGACCTGCATCTCAATATGCTCTGGCGCTTCGATGCTGCCATCGTCGTGTTCAATCCAGCCGTCGCGAAACGCTAGGTAATCCACGTTCTTGATTTCAAGGTGCGCGGGCCCGTCTGGGTGGTTCGTGATGACGAAATCAAAGGAGCTGCCAAGCCGCGCGTCTGGGTCGCGGTAATACTCCTTCATCGGCGAGATGGTCCAGCCGTTTTCCTCGGCGATACCGTGCGCGATGGCAGACTCCAGCCTGTTTCCCCACTTCATGCGCTCGTTCGCTTTGAACTCAGGCACAACGCCAGAGCGTTTGCGGTGCCAGAGGTCGAAGTGAGTCACATAAGGGCTCATGCCAAACAACGCGGCTGATTCCGTACTGGTGACGTCCTTGGTGCGCATCTCAAGCCAATGCGCTTCGTTGTCTGGTTGGATGATTTGGATTAGGTTAACTGGTGTCATCTGACTCACTCCTTTTCAAGCGGCACATCGCGCCACTCGCCTCGCGTCATTGGGTATTGAATGTCGTATGCGAACCATTGCTGGAGGACGCGAATTGTTTGCGCGTAGGTTCCGCCTACTCCTGCGCTTAGTAAAACTTCACGCTCTACGAATCTAAGTCTTGGTGTTGGGTTCATTTGTCAATCTCCTGCATTGCGCGGCGCAAATACACCGCTTGGTCTAAACATTCTTCGTATGCGTGCTGAAGCCACTCGCGCAACGTCAACGGGTTATCCTGCACGCTGACGCCGTATTTGCTCATGCCAAGTTGCTGGCGAGCCTGAATGTCTGCGCAGACTTTGGCTTCGATGCCGTGGGCGCTCATAGAACCTCCGCTGTTTTGAGTTTGCCTGTCTCGCCATCAAAGGTGAGTTTGAGGTTTGGCTGCGTATGTTCAAAACAAGCTCCATCAAAACTTCTATATCCCATGCTTTGATTGCCGTACACCCAACGAACAATATCAGGCTTTGGCTCTGGCTTGATGCGGTATCTCGCATTCGGATACCCCCAGTTAGGCTCTTTATCCACCATCCAGTTTCCATTTGACGCTTGCCACTCAATGGTTGCCCCATCAGCCCAAGCCTTAATCAGCTCTGCGTGTTTGTGTGGAGTACTCATGCTTCCCTCGCTTTCAGCATGGCGTCGGCCATCGCGTATGATACTTTCGCGCAAGCATCAAAGTCTCCAATAAGCGGATATTGCCCTGTTGTTGGATTTGGAGCCAAGATGCTAGGCATCGCATGCGCCGCAAAATAATCGCGCAAGGTCATGCCTTTCCATTGGGTGTAAGGAGTCCCATGCGTGTGCATTTCTGTGAATGGAAACGCTGGTCCGCTGTTGTCGTTTGTCATGCTTTTTCTCCGGTTGCTTTGGCGATGGCGGCGCGAGCAAAAATAATGTCGCCATCTTCATCTGGCTTGCCGCCGTATTGAAACGCATCGTCCTCCGCCATTGGCAAAAGACGCATGAGCGCCTCCAACAAATCAGGCGCGGCATCAACCAATCGGCAGTTTGCTTGATACTCTTCATTGGGCTCAGAGCCAAAAAGATCGCCATCATATTTCTGGCAGACGATTGGATTTCCATTTGCGTCTAGCCCGTTGCGCCACGGCCCAGGCGTATGCTTCGCGCTCATACCGACCACCATTGCACCAAAGCCAAGGCCAAGCCTGCGCCAATAAACACAGCCAAGAAAACATCCTTCACCGTGCTGGCGGTGCTCACCGCGCTGGCCGGACGCATCGCAGGCGCTGGCGCGTAGTTCTCACGAAATTGATTCATCTCTCTCTCCGGTTAATCCGCAACACCGTGTTGCAGTAAACGCACTATAACCGATTTCATGCAAAAACGCGACTAAGTGCGAATAAATGTATTTGAGTTGCTTAAATGCAACTTCACAGCCGCATGACCCCGTTGCGTTTTTTGCTATACTGCGGCGCATGAACACAGAAAACGCAACACAACAACCGGACAACCCTGCCGAGAAGTGCATCCGCGCATTCGGCGGCGTGCGCACGCTCGCTAGGCTTCTTGGCCGCAACGCCTCGTCCATCTCACGCTGGCGCAAGCCACAAGAACTTGGCGGCACAGGCGGGAAAGTCCCGTCCGCATTGCAGGGACGAATTTTGATGCTGGCCAAGGCTCATGGGGTGAGCTTGGTGGCGGAGGATTTGATTTTTATGGGGGACGAAAGTGGTGACTGACCGCCAGCTTGCGTCCATCGTGTCGGTTGAGCGATATGAGCTGCCAAGCAACATCGCCAAGCGAGCCGGTGTGCGCAGATTGAGCAACGCTTCACTTGGTCGTTTGCATCGGGCCGGTATTCTTGAGCGAGTGCCTGGCCCATCGTGTTTTATGTATCGCTCCAAACAGATGAGAATTAAATGACCCTCGTACTAATCATGGCAGCAATCGACTTCATTTTTTTGGAGGACTAAATGACACAAGATGAAATCATTGAGATGGCTAGAGAGATTGCAACCACGCTCGGCTCTAGGATGTGTGACGAAAACGGTGATACACATGGCGAAGAACTGTATTGCATGGGTTTTGATGACATCGTTGACGCAGTAAAACTGGTAGCAGACGTTGCCACTGCTAAAGAGCGTGAGGCGTGTGTAGAGATTTGCGACCGTTTCCAAGCGCGTGATGTCGGTATGCAACCCGCTGAATGTGCTGGCGCAATCCGAGCACGTGGTGAAACCACATTAAGAGGTGAAGAATGACAAGAGAAGACATTATTGAGTTGGCATGGGATGCTGGTCTCAACTTTGATTCATATTGGTCTGGTCAGATAGGCGAGATTGGAATCAATCATCTTGAGATTTTTGCTCAGTTGTTGGCGCAAGTAGTAAAAGATGCTGCCGACGAACATCACATGAACGATGTTTGGCAAGCTATCAAGATTGAACGCGAGGCGTGTGCCATGATGGCAGACGTTTGGAAGCCTGCCTATCCTCATCCGTCGTGCGTCATCGCGGACACTATTCGCGCCAGGGTTACCGTATGACCATCACATTACGCCCCTACCAAAACACGCTAATCGAACGCACGCGAGCCAACTTCATCGCAGGCAAAACGAGCCAGTTACTTGTGTTGCCCACCGGCGGCGGGAAAACAATGTGCTTCTCCTACATGGCCAGCAAGGCCGTTGAGAAAAATCTCCGTGTTTGGATTCTTGCCCACCGAGCCGAGTTGCTTGAGCAAATATCCCGCACGCTGAGTATTTTCAACGTGCCACACGGCATGGTCGCGCCTGGCTATATGTCGGACCGCCGCAAGCCGGTTCAGGTCGCCTCGGTGTTCACGATGGTGCGCCGCATGGACCGATACGAAGCGCCTGACCTAATCATCGTGGACGAGGCCCATCACGCCATCAGCGACAGCACATGGGGAAAAGTAATCACAGCTTACCCACAGGCTAAATTGCTCGGCGTTACGGCCACGCCCATTCGTTTGTCTGGCGAAGGCTTGGGCGACTTGTTCCAGTGCATGGTGCAAGGGCCAACCATGCGTGAGCTGATTGAACTTAACGCTTTGAGCCCGTACCGCTTATTCGCGCCGGCTGGCGTTGACCTCTCCGGTGTGCACACCCGCATGGGCGACTATGTGCGCGGCGAGCTTGAAGCTGCGGTCGACAAGCCGTCCGTGACCGGCGACGCGGTGTCTCACTACAAGCGGCTGGCATACGGTAAACGCGCGGTGGCATTCTGCGTATCTGTGGCGCACGCAAACCACGTGGCCGAGCAATTCCGCGCTGAGAATATATCGGCGCAGGCGATTGACGGGTCAATGGAGCGCGGCCTTCGCCAGTCGCTTCTCAAAGAGTTTGCAGACGGGAAAATAAAGGTCATCACATCATGCGATTTGATATCCGAGGGCTTCGACGTGCCCTCCATCGAGGTCGCGATCTTGCTGCGGCCTACGCAGTCCTTGGGGCTGTATTTACAGCAGGTCGGACGTGCGCTGCGTACCTTTGAAGGCAAGGACGAGGCCATCATCTTGGACCACGCCGGCAACGTAAAGCGCCACGGACTTCCAGACGAGGAACGCATCTGGTCACTTACTGGCGCGGCCAAGAAAAAGGCACAGAAAAAATCAGAAGTTCCAGTTAAGACCTGTGGCTCCTGCTTCGCCACGGTGGCCGCTGCCGCAACGCATTGCTCATGCGGCTATGAATTTCCAGCGGTCAAGCGCGAGGTCAACCATGTGGACGGTGAGCTCCAAGAGATTGACCTGGCCAAGGCGCAGCGCGAGAAGCGGGCAGAGCAGGGCCGTGCACAAACAGAGGCCGACTTGGTGGCTATCGGTAAAGCCCGCGGCATGAAGCGTCCAGAGCTTTGGGCTCGCCATGTATTACGCGCCCGCCACGCCAAGCAAAACCAGAGGCTCATGGCATGAGCTGCCTCGGATGTAACCGCTGCGAAACAGGGCCGATGGTGACGCTATCGGAGGACGGATGCCAGGTGTGCAACTTCTGCGAGGACTACCGCGCAGAGTGCGAGGCTCGGCACGTGATCGCGCTTGGCAGTAAATACGAGCGCAAGGCATACATAGACGGCATCACATCCAAGCGAGGCGAGGCCGCTGGCCGGCAGCTTGGTGAGTTGGTAAAAATACTTTGGACGAAACGATGAGCATAGCACCAGAAAAAAAACTCTCTGAAGCCGACCTAATGCGGCAAATAATGCTGGCGCTGTCAGAGGATGGGCACATGGTTTTTCGCGGAAACGTTGGCCTGTTTTACACGCGCGACGGGCGTCCGGTGAAGTCAGGCCTGCCAGTTGGATTCTCTGATATTTTCGGCTACACACTCCAAGCGCGGCCATTCTTTTTGGAGATAAAAACCGACACGGGGCGCGTAAGCAAAGAGCAAGAAGCGTTTTTGTCAGCGATGCGTCAGCGTGGCGCTATTGCTGGTGTGGCGCGGTCGGTGGAGCAGGCTGTAAGCATGCTTAAGAATTGATCGCGTAAACTGTTAACGGGGCTTGGCCTGACTAGCTATCAGGTGACAAGGCATGACCCTGGCGAGTGCTGCCCCACCTTTTCGCCGGATTTGAAAGCCAGGTATGAACGCAAAACAAGAGTTTTTAGACGCTATCGCAGCAAGTGGTTTGACACCGCCGGACGAAGTCATCGGGGACGGGAAAATCCAACGATTCAGCTCAAACGGGAATCCCCGTGACAAGGCTGGATGGTATGTGTTCCACGATGACGAGCGACCAGCGGGCCGATTTGGTTGCAATCGAGCGCAGATTGATGCCACATGGTCATCCAAGAATAAACGCGAATTCACCCCAGAAGAGAAGGTCGCTTGGCGCAAGAAAATGGACGACGCCAAGGCGCAGCGCGAGGCAGACGTGGCACGCGAGCGGGCTGAATGCGCCGAACGCGCCACCAAGATGTGGGAGCAGGCTCAAGAGATGAGCCACCCGTATGCAGTACGCAAGCAAGTTGAAACCGAAGGAGTTCGAGTACTAAACGGCGAGCTTCTCATTCCACTGCGGCACGGCCCAGGGCCAATCGTCGGGCTGCAGCGCATCATGGAGGACGGTGAGAAAAAATTTCTCAAAGGAACGCCGATCTCTGGTGCATACACCGTCCTCGGCAAGCCTACAAAAACAGGGCCAGTCGTCATCTGCGAGGGCTGGGCAACCGGCATGTCTATCCGTATGGCTACGGGCTACTGCGTGGTGGTGGCCTTCAACGCTGGCAACCTGACCAACGTGGCCAAGAAAATACGCGCCGCGCTTCCAGAGGCTGAAATCATCATCGCATCCGACGACGACGCGTTCACGGACGGCAACCCTGGCGTCAAAGCCGCATCCGAGGCAGCGCGGGAGATTCGAGCATCGTTTGCGCTACCTGTATGGGTCGGAGATCGCGGCAAGGACACAGACTTCAACGACCTGCACACCGCAGAAGGCCTAGACGCTGTCAAAGCCTGCATCGCCGACGCAAAAATACTCAGCATCGCACCAGCTTCGGTGGATAATAAAAAGCAGGTCAATGCGGTGAGTGACCGGCCTTCCACCGGCGCAGCAGCGGTCGAAGCAGCGAAAAACCCCGCAAGCAGCGGTGCCGTGCTCTCTCAAGCGGTAGCCGCTGCACCAATTCCAGCGCCTGCGAGCCAGATGGTGGATTATTACGGCTGGCTCCCGAACACGAATGACAAAGGCAAGCCACTGGCGACCATCGAGAACTTGAACGAAGTCCTCACCCGCCTAGACGTTATCGTGCGCTACAACGTCATCAGCAAGGAAGAGGAAATCCTCATCCCGCGCGTTGGCTTCAGCATGGACAACCGCCAGAACGCCAGCCTGTCGTGGCTGATCTCAGAGTGCGCCAAGTTCAAAATGCCCGTTGATCGCGTGCCAGACTTCGTGACCTACTTGGCAGACCAGAACCAATACAACCCCGTGGCCAAGTGGATTACAAGCAGGCCGTGGGACGGGCAGGACCATTTGAGCCAGCTAATCGCTACGGTCAAAGCCAAGGACGAGGCCAACAACCAACGCGTCATGGCCATGAAGACCGCCTTCATGACCCGCTGGCTGATCTCCGCAGTCGCCGCGGCATTCCGGCCAAACGGCGTATCGGCGCACGGCGTTTTGGTATTTCAAGGGGCGCAGTACATCGGCAAGACAAAGTGGTTCAAAACCCTCGTCCCTGATACCCTTGGCGTCCTAAAAGACGGCATGCTCCTGCGCCCAGACGACCGCGATTCAGTCATGAAGTGCGTCTCCAACTGGCTGGTCGAGCTAGGCGAAATCGACGCCACATTCCGCAAATCAGACGTGGCCGCGCTTAAGTCATTCCTGACCAGCGACCGCGATGTATTACGCCGAGCTTACGCTCGCAAGGAGTCGGCATACGCCCGCCGGACAGTATTTTTCGCCAGCGTGAACCCAAAGAATTACCTGCACGATGAGACGGGAAACCGCCGCTATTGGACCATTGAGTGCGAATCTTTGGACCACGATCACACCGTTGATATGCAGCAATGCTGGGCGCAAATTTACGAGCAACTGTACCTGCCTGGCGAGTCTTGGTTCTTAACTCCGGACGAATTGGACGCCCTGAACACGCATAATGAGGAGTTCACAGTTATTGACCCGATCGAGGACTTAATTACTAATTCGCTGGATTGGTCAACGGTCACGTCCGAATGGCGATGGATGACACCTACCGAGGCACTTATGGCGGTTGGCAAGCAAAACCCAACAAAGGCCGATGTAACCAAGGCAGGCATCATCATTCGCAAGATGAACGGAGGGATGCATAAACGCAAGGGAACTGCACGTTTATTAAGCATTCCACCCGTAAAGGCGTCACGTGTCATCTAAGGCGTCACGAAATAAGTCTTTGATTCATATATCCTTTTATTACCTATGACACCTATGACACTATATATAAAGGAAATGGATAGAAAAGAAAGAGAGGGGGCGCGTGAGGGATATATGAACAGGTGCACACATAACGCGTACCCTATTTGGAAAGTCGGTGTCATAGTGTCACAGGTGCACATCAATTGACCGTTGCGGAAAATGCAATACAATGGATTCGAAAAGTAATACTTTTTCAAAGGAGCAGTGATGGTAGAAATACAAATCAACACGGACGAGATAGCCAAGCAACTGCGCTGGTATCAACGCGAGCAACTGCCGTTTGCTACCTCCTTGGCGCTCAACAACGTGGCCAACGATGTGGCAGCAGATATCACCGCGTCAATGGACACCGAGCTGGACAACCCGACACCATTCACGAAGATGGCGTTCATGACCAAGGCAGGGAAGTTCAAGGGCAAGCGCTCAACCAAACGCGACCTGATGGTGTCAATCATTGCCGACAGCGTGCAGGCCGAGTACCTCATGTTCCAAGTGCATGGCGGTATACGCAAGCCAAAGAAGCAGGCAATACTCGTGCCAACACTCAAAGCACACAAAGACAAATACGGCAACATCACACGCGCCACCCGCCGCCGCTATGCACAGCCAACAGGAAAGCTATTCCACGCTGGCGAACGTGAGCACAAGCAACCAGGCGTCTACAAACGCACCAGCCGGTCCGCTGCCGAGATGTTGGCGTCCTATGAGGTGCAGACACAGTACAAGCCTCGCTTCAACATCTACGCAACCGCAGCCAAGTCAGTCGACAAGAACTTCACGCCAAGAATGATCGAGGCGCTGACCAAGGCGCTCAACACGGCGAGACGGTGATGAGATGAGTTATTCACAAAGTTATCCACATAAATTTACAGAGACAGACCCCATCGC